GATGATGTCTTGAACAACGAGACGGGCGCCATCATTCGGATGCGCGCGCCTGGCATGGTGCAGCCACTCACAACCCCGTTTGTTGGGCAGGCCGCATTCCCGATGATGGAATACATGGACCAGATTAAGGAAGACCGCACCGGCATGAGCAAGGCGGCCATGGGCCTGAATGCTGACGCATTGCAGTCAAGCACCAAGGCAGCTGTGGCAGCGACCATTTCAGCCAGCCAAGGCCGCATTGAGCTGACAGCGCGCATTCTGGCCGAGGGCATGAAAAAGCTCTTTAAGGGTATTTTGTTCCTGGTCACAACGCACCAGGACAAGGCTCGCATGGTGCGGATGCGCAACGAGTGGGTGCAGATCGATCCAAGATTCTGGGATGCTGGCATGGATGCCACGATCAACATTGCCCTTGGCAATGGCGACACCAACGAGAAGCTGCAAGCGCTGATGATGATCATGTCCAAGCAAGAGCAAATCTTGCAGCAGCTTGGCCCAACAAACCCATTGGTCACGCCCATGCAATTTAGCAACACTTTGCGAAAAGTGGTTGAGCTGTCTGGGTTTAAGGATTCAACGAGCTTTTTCCAAGACATCCCTGCCGACTACAAACCACCAGAGCCACCAGCTCCAAAGCCATCCCCAGAGGAGATTTTGGCCAAGGTGCAGGCAGAGTCTATTCAGGCAGATATCCAGAAAAAGGCAGCCGAGCTGGAGCTAAAGCGCCAGCAAATGCTTTTGGATGATGATTTGGCCCGTGACAAGATGGCCCAAGATTTGTATCTCAAAAAGTATGAAATTGAGTTAAAGTACAAATCACAGATCAGTACAGCGGAAATTGATGCCGCGCAAAATATTGATCGTGAAGCGATTCGTCAGCAGGCACTGCTGGCCCAGCAGCAAGCGGCGCAGCTTATGCAGCAGCCACAGCAGCAGCCACCAGCGCCTGAGATGATGCCCCCATCAACCTTTCAAGGAATGGCACAGTAAGTGACAAATGAAGACCAAGTAAATAAAGGCCGAAAGGCCAAGCAGCTGCTTGAGGATGAAACCCTCAATGCAGCGATTGCGAAATTAGAAGGTGACCAACTTTGGGTATTTCGTTCATCGAAACCCGAAGAGTCTGCGAGGCGCGAGACAGCATGGTGCATGTTGCAGGCAATTGACGGGCTGCGGCAAGAGTTGATCAAGATTATGGACAACGGGAAAATTGCACAGAATGCGATAAGCAAATCACAGAAAAACTAATTTAAGAAAATACTATGGCAGAAACACAAGCAATGAATATGGCCGATGCGGCCAGTGCTATCTCGGCAATGTTGGCCCCTGAAAAAGGACAAGCGCAAGTTGACGAGACGCAGCCAGTCGAGGAGTCCCAAGAGGACACCGAGACAGCGGCTTCTGAGGAGGATGAGTCTGGTGTGGAAGACGCGCCAGATGAAGAGTCCCCAGAGGAACAGTCCGAAGGAGAGGAAGAGCAAGAGGAGCAAGAACAGCCACAGACTTTCACCGTCAAAGTAGACGGCAAGGAAGTTACTGTCACGCTAGACGAGCTTCAAAAAGGCTATTCCAGGACACAGGACTACACTCGGAAAACGCAGCAGATTGCCGAAGTGCGAAAGCAAGTCGAGCAAGAAACGCAGGCAGTCCGAGCCGAGCGTGAGCAGTACGCTCAATTGTTGGGAGCATTGCAAGCCCAACTTCAGTCTTCGGAGCCTCAAGTTGATTTGGAGCGCCTCTATCACGAGGACCCAATTGAATGGGTAAGGCAAAAGGAAATCATGCGCGAGAGGCAAGAAAAACTCGGTGCTATTCAGTCTGAACAGCAGCGGCTTTTTCAAGTGTCTCAGTATGAGCAGCAGCGCGCTATGGAGGCCCAACTTGCCAGCCAGCAAGAAGCCTTATTAGCCGCTTTGCCAGATTGGAAGGACCCCAAGAAGGCAAAGGCCGAAAAGGCACTGGTGATTGAGTCTGCAAAGGCAGCAGGCTTTACCGATGAAGATTTGAAGAATGTTTACGACCACCGGCTGGTCTTGTTGTTGCGTAAAGCAGCAATGTTTGACCAAATGGTAAGTAAGCGTCAAGGCATTAAGCCTGTGGTGAACAATGGCCCACGAACAGCCAAGCCTGGTGCAGCTGGTCGGGTTTCGACAACAACTGAAAGTACGCGAGCAAAGCAGCGTCTTGCAAAAACCGGTCGCATCGATGATGCGGCATCTGCAATTGAACTTTTATTGAAATGAGGAAATTATGGCTATCGTTAGCAATACATTTTTAACCTACTCTGCAAAGGGTATCCGCGAAGACTTGAGCAATGTGATCACAAACATTTCTCCAGAAGAAACCCCTTACATGAGCAACATTGGCCGCGAGAATGTGTCCAACAGCTTGTACGAGTGGCAGACAGACCAACTTTCCAGTGCCGCCGCAAATGCGCAGCTTGAGGGTGACGATGTCTCGTCTTTTGATGCGGTGACAGCTACTGTGCGTTTGCAAAACTACGCACAGATTTCACGCAAGACAATCATCTTGTCAGCTACTGAAGAAGTGGTGAACAAGGCAGGACGTCGCAGTGAGCTGGCCTACCAAATCGCGAAGCGCGGCGCGGAAATTAAACGTGACCAAGAATTCTCCATGCTCAATGGCGCCATCGCTGTTGCTGGTGATTCGACAACTGCCCGTACCACTGCCTCTTTGGGCGCGTTCATTAAAACGAACACCGACAAAGGCTCTGGCGGTGCTGACCCATCTTACACAACGCTGCCAAACAGCGCCCGTACAGATGGCACAGTGCGCACATTCACTGAAACCATTCTCAAGAATGTGATTCAGAAGGTGTGGACACAAGGTGGTACACCTAAGATTCTGATGTGCGGTCCTGTCAACAAGCAGCGCGTGTCTGGTTTCTCTGGTATTGCCTCCAGCCGCTTCAACATCGATGGTGGTGCAAAGCCTGCGACATTGGTCGGCGCCGTGGACATCTACGTTTCAGACTTCGGCAATGTCCAAGTTATTGCGAACAGGTTCCAACGCGAGCGCGATGCATGGGTGATCGACCCTGACTACGCAAAGATGACTGTGCTGCGCCCTTACAGCCAAGTCGAATTGGCGAAGACTGGTGACGCTGAGAAGCGCATGTTGATCGTTGAGTGGGGTCACAAAGTGTTGGCTGAAAACGCCCACGGCTTGGCCGCTGACTTGGTTACTTCTTAATAGTAAGCAAATGGAAAGGGCCAGGGGAACTTGGCCCTTTTTTTAACATGATTCACAAAAGACTACTGAGCGAAAACAAAGATCAAGGCATCAAGCGCTACTGGCATGAAAACCCAGAAACAGGCGATGTGACGATCCAGACAGAGCAAGATGTGACTGCTGTCATTGAGGCCAACAAGGCCATCTATAACGCCCAAGACGAAAAAGCCGCCTGGAAAGGTGAATGGCACTTGGTCGCATCCATCCCAGAATCCCTTTATTACAAGATGAAGGCCGAGGGCAAGATCGATGATCAGGAATACATGAAGCGCTGGCTAAACGACAGCGACAACCAATTTTTTAGAACTAGACCTGGAAAAATATGAGCAATTATGTTGCAGTCTGCACACCGGCCCGTGATCAAGTCCACACGAACTATTGCTATTGCATGGTCAACATGGTGGCGTATCACACACTCAACACTGAAGACGCGATTAGTCTGAAATTGATGCAAGGCACGATTATCCAAAACCAAAGGGCTGATCTTTGTTTGGATGCGATGGCCGAGGGCTGCACACACATTCTCTTCATTGACTCGGACATGACATTCCCCCAAGACATGGTGGGAAGGCTCTTGGCCCACGACAAAGACATTGTGGCGGCCAACTGCGCCAGGCGCAGAATGCCCACTGGCCCAACAGCTCAGAACTATGATGAGAACGACAAACGCATTCCCGTCTACACCATGCCAGAATCAACTGGATTGCAAGAGGTGGGAAGCATTGGCACTGGCATAATGCTGATCAAGCGCAGGGTGTTTGAGGGCATGAGCGAGCCATGGTTTGATATGCCGTGGCAGACCACACGGGGCTATATGGGTGAGGATGTGTTCTTTTGTAGAAAAGCCAGAGAGCTTGGCTTTAAAGTCTACATTGACCATGATGTCTCGCACGAAATTGGCCACATTGGGACCTTTGAGTTTGGCCACCCTCACACTTGGATTGTGAAAGAAGAGATGGAAAAAGAGGCGAAAAATGGCACTTAGCACCTATGCAGAACTGAAGACATCCATTGGTGATTGGCTTAACCGGTCAGACCTGACAAATGCCATTCCTGACTTTATCTCTCTGGCCGAGGCGCAAGTTGAAAGAACACTGCGCACCAGGCAGATGATTGTCAGGGCCAATGCGTCTTTTGACGCGCAATATGGCGCTGTGCCTGCTGACTTTTTAGAGACAAAATCTCTGAAGCTGACAAGCACAAATCCACAGACCCCATTGCAGTTTTTGAGCATTGATGCCTTGGACAATGAGGCCACCAATTACACGGCCAGCGCCAAACCAAAATTCTTTGGTGTGGTCGGTGGCCAATTTAGATTGGTCCCAACACCCGACTCCAACTACACAACCGAGCTGACCTATTACGCGAAGTTGACAAAGTTATCAAACAGTGTGACCACCAACTGGCTTTTGACATCAAGCCCCGACATTTATCTGTATGGCGCGCTGCTGCAAGCTGCTCCATACTTGCAAGATGATGCGAGAATCCAAGTGTGGTCATCGCTATATGATCGTGCAATGAGTGAATTGCAAACTGCCGATGATCGCGGTGCGTCTTCTGGTGGTGCATTGCTTACCCGTGCAAAGACTTTTGGATAAGGACTGGACATGTCATCTTTTACCGACTACACCGAAAACCTAGTTTTAACCTGGCTGTTGACAACTAGCTCTGCCACACGCCCCACGGCTTGGTACATTGGCCTCTTCACGGCTGCGCCAAGTGACACTGGCGGCGGCACTGAGGTGTCTGGCAACGCCTATGCGCGAGTGGCCACCGGCACAATCACGATCTCTGGCACAAGCCCCACCAACGCCACCAATGCAGCGGCCATCGAGTTTGCAGCTGCCAGCGGCGGCAATTGGGGATCAATCGGCTGGGCTGGCATTTTTGATGCAAGCACTGGCGGCAATCTATTAGCCTGGGCAGCGCTGACCACAGCTCGCACCATCAACGATGGCGATGTGCTGCGCATTCCAGCCGGCGATCTTGATGTCACATTGACATGACATGGCAGCCTATGGTCTTGGCCCGTATGGACAAGGGAAGTATTCCTATGGCGTAAGCCTTGGGGCAGTCACATTTGCAGCCACCAGCACGGCTGCAATCAATGCAAGGCGCGTCTGCATAGGCGCGTTTTCTGTTTCTGCTTCCAGCACAGAGACTGTCAGCGCCAATGTGGTCAAGACAGCATCATTCTCGGTTTCAGCGTCTAGCGGTGCAACAGCTGCTGCGCAAATAGTTGCCGATGCCTCGGCCACGATATCTAGCACCAGCAGCATGTCTGCAAGCGCTTTGCGCTATGCCATAGGCAAATCAACATTTGCGGCCACATCAAGCGCGAGCCTTGCGGCCACGAGGGTGGCCATCGGGGCATTTGCCTCGGTCGACACCAGCGCGATGTCTGTCAATGGCGTCAGGGTCCCACTCATTCAAATCCTGATTGAAGACTTTGCCACAATGACTGTGGCCACCAGCGTGATCGTGAATCAGTCTGTGCTGATTGCGGCTGAGTCTGGCATGAGTGTCAACGGCCAGAGAAGACAAAGCACTCCAATCAATTTCACTTGCCAGTCATCTATGACGATTGCTGGCAATCTAAAATGGGTGGCAGAGAGTGACACGGCAGAGACATGGAATGCAATCTCTGACAATGCAGAGACATGGACACCGATCACAGACACATCAGAAACATGGGCCGCAATTAGTGACAACAGTGAAAGTTGGACAGCAATTGCGGATAATAGCGAGACTTGGCAAATAGCCGCATAGGGGTAAAAAATGGCAGATTCAACCACCACAAATCTATTACTTACCAAACCAGAAGTTGGTGCATCCACCGACACATGGGGTACAAAGATCAATACCAATTTAGACACCTTAGATGCAGTGTTTAAGGGTGATGGCACTGGTGGAGCTTTGGGGTCAAGTGCGACTGCCAATGCTGTACTTTATTTAAACGGCACAAAGAAACTGACAAGCGGTTCTGCGCTTACTTTTGATGGAACTAACTTAGGTGTTGGTGGAACAAGTGCTGGGCCAAGAATCCAAGCTCGTGGAACTATAAATAATGAAGCACTTATTAGTTCAATTCGTACTGACTCTGGAATTGAAACTGCAATTGGTTCTGATGGTGGTCTTTCTGCTGGTTTTGTTCGTACTGTAAGCAATCATTCTTTGGTGTTTGGTCAAAATAATACTGAGGGTATGCGCCTAACCAGCACAGGTCTGGGTATTGGTACAACGTCTATCGGTGAAAAATTGGTTGTGTCAGGCAGTGCCTCTGTGGATGTTTACAAGTTACGCTCAAATACTTCTGCACCAGCATCAACAGACGCATTTATTTATCGTCCGGCTGATAACACTATTGGGTTTGGTACGGGAAGTGCAGAAAAAATGCGCCTCGACTCCTCAGGCAAACTTGGGTTAGGCATGACCCCATCGGGTTCTTATAGCTTGCAAATTTATGGAGTTGGGTCATCAGCGGGTTCTGCCCGTATTCGCTTAAACAATTCTTCTACTGGTACTGCTGATGCAGATGGTGGCGGTATTGCTATGGAAGGCGTGGACTTGGTTATTCAGAACTCTGAAAACGGGGTTTGCAAATGGGAAATCAATGGCTCAGAACGTGCAAGAATAACAGCGGCTGGTGACTTAGTTGTAGGTGGAACAACCGCAAACCTTTCCTCTGCGAGTCGTGGTGTTATTGAAGTCAACGGAGCAAGCACCGCATATATTGGTCTTGATACGGGCGGTACTTTGCGTGGTACTTTTTACAGCAACGGCTCAATAGTTGGTCTTGCTACTGCAACTCTGCCACTTACATTTGGTACTACTGGTGGAACTGAGTGGGGTCGATTTGACACAAGCGGTAACTTGCTGGTGGGGACTTCAAGTCAACTTATAAACAACGCAAGATTAAGTGCTCAAGGCACTTTTGCAAGCGATTCCAATACAACTACATATAGCACTCAAAGAGCCGCCGCTGTTTTCCGTCAGGATGGCGGCGCTTCTTCTAACAACCAAGGTTCTTATTGTGCTTTGGTTTTAAGTACGAACATTGGAGCATCAAGCAATCCGGGCGTTTTAATGAGAGGATATGGTGGTAGTGGAGGGGATACTTACAACATCCAAATTAACGAAAACGGAAATATTACCAATACCAACAATAGCTATGGCTCATTGTCTGATGCAAGTCTAAAAGAAAATGTTGTTGCCTCAACGCCGAAGTTGAATGACTTGATGGCAGTTAAAATTCGCAGTTACAACCTTATAGCTGACGAAAAGAAGACCAAATATCTTGGTGTTATTGCACAGGAACTAGAAGAAGTGTTCCCTGCAATGGTTGAAACTGAGTCTGATGGTCTGAAGTCTGTTAAGTACAGCGTGTTTGTTCCAATGCTCATTAAGGCAATGCAAGAACAACAAGCAATCATTGAATCACTCAAGGCTCGTTTAGATGCCGCTAATCTTTAAAAGGAAAACATCATGTCTATTACATATACTTGGAAAATCACAACTCTTGACAGCAACACAGCCGATGGCTTTGTAACCACAGCACATTGGACAGCTACAGCGGTAGACGGAGAACACTCTGCCTCTGCCTACGCAACTGTTGGATGGGCTGAAGGCACTCCTGTTGTACCTTACGCAAACCTCACAGAAGCCACAGTCCTTAATTGGGTGTGGGAAAGCATTGACAAGGAAGCTACAGAGGCTTCTTTGGCGGCTCAGATTGCTTTGCTGAAGAATCCTGTTAAAGCTACTGGTACACCTTGGGGTCAAGCATGAAATTAGAGTTGGAAACAAACGAAGTCCAATTCATCTTGAATGTATTGGGTGAGATGCCAGCCAAGTCTGGTGTATGGCCTCTGATTGTCAAGATCAAAGAACAGGCTGACGCACAATTGCCTAAAGACGCGCCAGCGGAGTAATCATGGAAGCAGAAGTTGACAAAAGGCTGGCAGTGCATGAGGCCATCTGTGCCGAGCGCTACAGTGCTATTGCCTCATCAATGAAGGATGGCGACAGGCGCATGACCAAGATTGAATATCTGCTTTATGCGGTGATCTTGGCCGTTTTGCTTGGACCAGGCGTGGCTGCCGAATTCGTCAAGAAGATTTTCGGGCTATGAGAGACTGGGCCGTGGCATTCATTGCTGCGGCCATCTTGGTGGCGACCATCATTTGGTCAACTTATGTCATCGTTATGTATTGGCCATGATCTATGCTTTGGTCTTACTAGCAGCTGCCGAATATAGATGCACCAGGTGGACATGGACCGGTGATGTCTACAATCGGAGGGTTGTCTGCATCAAGTGGGAGAAGAGGAAATGATCATCGATCCATTAAGTGCGCTAAACGGCCTACAAAGCGCCATCAGCATGGTCAAAAAGGCCAGCAAGGTGGCCAATGATCTGGGGTCATTGGCCCCCATGCTTGGCAAGATGTTTGACGCCAAGTCAACTGCGACCAAGGCCATGCTTCAGGCCAAGAGGGAGAAAAAAGGCTCCAACATGGGAGCAGCCCTGCAAATTGAGATGGCACTGGAGCAGGCCAGAGCCTTTGAGGAAGAGCTGAAAATGCTTTTCATGCAGACCGGCAAGATCGATGTCTGGAACAAGATCAAGGCCCGTCAAGCTGAGATGGACAGGGATGATGCCAAAGAGATGGCAGCATTGAAGGCCGAGGAAAAGAAGGCCAAAGCTAAAGAAGAGGAAATGCAAGAGATAGCCATGATCATTGGCGGCGTGGCTTTTGTTTTGCTTCTTGTCTTTATTGGTATCAATGAGTTGATGAGCCTATGTCCAAAGGGTGGGTGTGGCCGATGAACGAATACCAAAAACAATTCGACATGTTTTTGAAGGTGTTTGTTTATCTGTTGGTCATCTGGTGGCTGCTTGGGCTGCTTCGATTTTTGCCGGATGACTTGTCGGACCGGATCGTCAATCTACTGCTTGGAAAGGTGGGGCTTGGAAAATGAAAATCACGCCATATCAGGCAAATGCCAAAATGCTCCAAGAGGCCCAGAGGGTCATTCACCAAAAGAACTTGCAAGAATTGCAGAGGCTCAACCACCAAAAAGAGCAGCAGATTCAGCAGCAAAAATGGGCAAGACCTAATTCTGTGGATGTATACGCATGAAATATCTACTCGCAATTACTTTGATAATGCTGGCTGGCTGCGAAGACCGGTATCGCTACAAGTGTCAAAACCCCGATAATTTCCACGCGCTAGATTGCCAAAAGCCAAAGTGTCTGTTTACCCAGACTTGCCCCGAATACCTGGTCGCCCCTATTTTGGAGAAGCAAATTGCACCACCACCACCTGAAGCTAAACCTAACCCCTGACGAGATCGAGGTCAGGGTCTGGGGGTTTGTGGTCATTTCAGTGACCCTGATTCTCTGTTTCATTGTTGTTGCGTTTTTGTATAGCATCATCTTTGTCACCCAGCCAATCAAGACCATGGCGCCCATTGACCAGGCGCTTTTGAAAATGCTCAACGATGTGGTCCTATTGATTGTTGGCGGCATCGGTGGGGTGATGAGCAAACGGGCTGTGAGCGCCACGGCAAAGGCTCTAGGAACGCCTGCACCACCCAGCCCTGCTCCTAGTACCCCTGCGCCTGTTGCAGCGCCTGTGGCGCCATCCTATGGCCAGCCTAGTGCATGGGTCGCGCCATCTGGTGCATTGCCAGAATGGGTCAACCCTCCACTTGATGAGTCTTGGACCCCT